ATTTGTGTCATTTTTATATTTTGATGAACACCCGCTAAAATCCAATTTGGAAATAAGCGGGTGTTTTTTTAATTTTGCACAGGAAAAACATTATTATGAAGACCTATACAATACAGCGAAAAGAACGACTAAAACAGCGTAATGAGTGCGTGCGAAAACTCTTTGAGAGCCTTAGTGGTCGTCACCCCCAATGGAGAGCGGAAGCTATTATAGCAGAAGTAGCTGCGCAGATGTATCTTTCCCCTCGTACAGTGGAGGCGATAGTCTTCTATGAAGGTATCTATGCAGAAAAATAATTGAAAAAGTTTTGGTAGTTAAAAAAATAGTTGTACTTTTGCATTGCAATTCTGCGGATTTGCGATACCTTTGGGGCAATCATTTATCATAATGATTGCCCCTTAGTGTTTTAAATAGAAAATATTTTTTAAAAAAGTTTGCTGTTTAAAAAATTAGTTGTACTTTTGCAATGTCGATTCTGCGGATTCGGCGATACCAACGCCTATGTTAAGATTTATCTTTTCATAGGCGTTCGGGTTTATTGTAAGAACTCTATCTTTTCTAACTCTCCACCTCCTTTTAATATCCATACTTCACTTATCTGTTTTCCCTCTTTAATGCTAAATTTAATAAGTTTTTTAAGGTGTCCAATAGTATAAAGTTGCTCATCATAGTCTACCACAATACAATCAGACTGTTTTAACCCTCTTTTTATCATATTTGACACACTCTTTGTCGAATTGTTATGTCCTTCGTGCTCATAGAACTTATTTCCTACTTTAAAGTCGGGACATTTGCCCCAATAAGGGGTTCCCTGCAAATCGGCATAAAGTTGCTGATAAAGCTCATTCTTCAATGGTGAGTTAAACCTTGGTAGTATGATTGTTTCTTTGCCTTGCTTAGCGAAAAAGTCGCAACATTTATATACACGTTGATAGTCTGACCCCTCCGTATTTACAAGGTTAGAAATAATAATCTTTCCTCCATTAGGGTATTCTTTTACCACCTTTTCAATATAGTGTTCTCCGAGCTTTTCCAATCGTTTTTCCATTTGCTTTTCTACTTCCTTAACGACTTTTTCGCTCATTCCTTTGGCGTATGGTATCACGGGAAATATCTCACCCGAAAGCGCAGGGTTATTAGCAAAGGCTTCTTTTATGGGTACCTCTTCTGTACGTACTCCTTCTGTTACTGGGTCAGCAGTAGGCTCTACATAGCAACGACAGCCCCAATCATTAGGAGGTAGGTGTGTTTTCCAAAAAGAATGCTCCACAGGTAGCGTTAGCCCGTCCCAGGCGCGGTGTGTTTCACGAGTTCGCTCATCGTGTACCGCGTGATAAGTAAGGTTAGGGTATATGCGCTTATTGGCTATATACTCCTCGTACTTTTGTGCTGATAAGGCATTGGCTACTGTTTGGTTATATTCGGTTTGTAGCCAACGCTTGTTGTAGAGTGTGTCGAGCTTTTCAGCTTCCTTTTTAAATTCATTCCAAGGGAGTACACGCCCGTCTTTGGTAAGGGCCTGCTCTATCTGCTGCTTGAAGCTCGTTTCTTTGAAAGCTGAGAAGGTAGCTATATTGTGCTTGAGGCTACTAACCAAATCGGGGTTTATTTGTTCTATGTTGGGGCTATAGCCTACTTCTACCGCTTTAGAGAGGTACTTATAATAATACCTCCATAGCTTTTCCGATAGGGGTTCGCTAACACCTCTTTCTTGGAAAACCATACGAATATACTCCTCAATAAGCCTACTCAAGTCGTTGTCTTCCTTGCTGAGCTTTATAGGCTCATGATCGGGGCAACAATGGGTGTGATAGTGTAACTTGAGTAGGCTTAGGCTTTTTTTGACTCACCCTCTCTACTTCCTCCAAAGGTAGAGGTAGGCATACTTTCTATTTCTACTCCATAAGTACGCTCTATATAGTCTTGGGTAAGGATATAGCCACGCCCTAAGAGTACCCCGTCTATAGTGATTTGCTTGTTAGGGTCTGTGATTTTTTCTACGGCTATTTTGGCATTGTCGGGTATAGAGTAGCCAATGACACGCATAGCGGGCAAAAGTTGGTTATTGAGGAAAGCTAACATCTTCTTTTCGTCGGCATAGACAACCTCCTCCAAAGTGTTCTCGTGTACCGTTCCTTGTGCCTTGCTACTGCCGTTTTCGGTAGTCATTGTTTGGTGAAGTACGAGTTTGGAGAGTTCTTTGTCTAAGGCCTCAATCTTGCGGTAAAACACTTGGAAAGCATCAGCTTTGCTGTTCTCCTTAATATCTACCTCAGTGCCAATAGGAAAAACGCCATACGAAGCTGAACCCATTTCCTCCAACCACTGGGCAACTTCCTCTTTCACACTATCACTTTGTGAGGCGATTTTAGCTATACGTATAGGGATACCAAACAGCTCCTCGAACTCGTCCCAACTGCCCCATGAATGGCGCTTGAGGATAGCATAAGGAGTCGCTTTTTCGAGTAACCCCGAATGCTTGTAGAATCGTGCTACTAATACTACCTCTTGTACATCGCGTAGGTCTATGCCAGTGGTTGCATCGTAGTCTTTGAGCAGTATGTGCTTTTCGGGAATTATCAAGCCTCTATCAATAAGCTCTACGGCTTTGATTTCACCCTTGGTTACCTCTTTGAGCCATATAGGTGAATGCCCATGATAGATGCTTTGATGAGCGAACTCGATCACGTCCTCAAACCATTGTTTATCCTTGATATACTCGGTTAGGGTATCGTCCTTAATTTCATCGACAGCGATAATGTAGTCCTTATTGGTAGTTCGTAGGGTACGGTTTTCGGTGATCCCTGTTAGGTGTCCATCAAGGAGTACATCCTGGTATACCTCCTCCAATGGGTAAGTACGTGGGTAGTCCACACTATAACGGGCATAACGTGCCGAGTGCCAATGGTTGAGTTCAGTACGCCATAGCCTGCGTTGTCTTTTGATGATGTCCACCATTAGATTGGTTACTTGCTGAATGTTTTGAGCCGTATTTTTGCCCAAATGTACCTTTTTATTAAGTACATTGCCACTAAGGGTAACACTCTTTTCTATACGTTGTTTATGGGGTTGCTTTGCCATTATTTTAATTGATTGAATAAACGGTCTATTTCCTTTTTGACATTGTTGAATAAGGTTTTGGAGTCGCCTATAAATTGGCGCTTAGGCATACCTTTTAAGCCCTCGTTGTGTCTTAAGGCATACTCCTTATGAGTGTAGAAGGTAACCTGCATTTTCTCTACACGTGCCATAAATGAGTGTCGTAACTTGTTGCCTCCAGAGTTGTATCCTGTAAGGATAGCTCGCCCCTGGTTACGCTTGCCAAAGGGGGTAAGGGTGCCCTTTTTGCCTACCCTATCCGAGCGGTAACGAGTAAGGTCTCGCCCTCGTGTATCGGTAGTTTTGCGAGGTTGCCACTTCTGTAAGCCCTCATCATTAAACCCCTCATCTTGGAAGTTCTTTTGAATAAACTTGAGTCCTTCTGTTTTAAGTACAATAGGGATATCCTCTTTCACTAATCGTGCGAGGACTTCGAGGTTTCGGCGGAGTTCTGTAAAGTTGTTGTTAGACATAATCACCAATGATTTTTATAGGTTTTTCGCCCTCCAAGCTTCATAAAAGGAGTGGGTGTATCGGGGGTTCCGTCGCCATCGGTGTCTCTTAGGCGCTTGGGTAGGGCGACTTCTATCTCGCCTTTGGCTATTTTTTCAAGCCATAACATAGCCTCATCATAGCGGAGCTTTGCCACTTGGTTGAGGGTTTTAGTTCGTCTTATATAGATTTCATGGATAACAATATCCTTGAGGTACTTCAGTAGTATCTTGCTGCGCTCATCTCCCTCTTTGGCAAAGATAGCTTCGGTATCGTAATACTTGTACAAGTAAGAAGCTATTAGGTCTATGCTTTCGGCAATGATTTCTGTTACTATCTGCTCGTCGCCTTGGGTGATAAGGTCTATTACCTCTTTGGTGGCTACGGTTTTGAGTTCTTCTTTGGTTAAATACACGTTACTAATGATTAGTTGTTAATGATTAATGACTTGCGATTTGCAATCTTCTACCCGTATAGGGGTAGGGTGTGCGCCTATAAATATGAGTGGTAAAGGTTATGCGATAGCTCATAATGCCGTCATCACTTAAGCGCAATTCCTCCTCTCGCACCTGCTGTACGGGTTTGAACTGCTCGCCTTGTAGGAATTGTATCGTATCGGTGATTTTGTCCAATATATCCAGTTCCATAAGTCCCTCTTCGGAGTCAGCAGTGCCTAAGTGTTGGTCTGTCCATCCGTCTTTGCAATAGAAGTCTATATGAAACTCACACTCGCCCTCTTGCACGTGTTGGGTCATCGTCTCGTATGTGATAGGCATTACCTGAATGAGTGCAGCCGTCCATATTTCGGGATAGCCATTTTCGGGGTTATCAAACTGACCGCGTTGCAGGTCTATCAGCTCAATACCTTCAATGGTAGCAAGGGCTTGTTTTACTTTTACAAATAGTTCTTTTCTTGGAGTCATATTAATTTGTCAATTTGTCAATTTGCGAATTAGCTTATTTGCAAATTAGTACATTATATTGTTCGTCTTTTGTGTTTGGCAATAAAAGGTCGTCCGCTTTGTAAAGGGTTTTCGGAATAGCCAAAATATTGTTGGGCAAGGGTTATAGCTCGTTCTAAGGTATCGGGGGCGTCATCGTGTGAGGTAGTGCCTTTTTCAAAGGAAAGCACCTGCTTAATAAAAGCGTTGTAGTCACGTTCTGAACGCTTGGGAAGACTCTCGTCCCAGTACAATATTTTGCGAAAGAGCGCATTGGTAATACCTGCTGAAATGCGATTGTGCTTGTCACCCTCTTGGTGCAAACCAATAGGGATATTAGGGCAAGCATTGTCCTCGGCACTCTGCATAATAATAGGGGTATAGACGGCTTTCTGCGCCATAGTAGCATCAAAGAATCCCATAGTGTTATAGCCTTTTTTGAGGTACTTCTTTACCCATTGGGCACGTACTTCCATAGCTGCATTAAGTTCACACCTTTGGCAGAAGACTTCCAACACGTACAGCTTAATACCTTTGATACCAATGAGTACCCCCGCTTTATAGTCGCCCGTAGCGGTGTAAGATAAGTCCCAATGGTCAAGCAATCCGTCCCAAGCCTCATTATTTGCTATGTGTACCAAGGCAATATCTTTCGCCTTAAAGAGTTTGCCCTCCTCTATAGGATTGTTGAAATCCTCCCGCTGTGAGGTATAGTAGTCATCATTCATTAGGATACGAATAATATCCTCCTTAGTATCGCGTTCTTTCCATGAGGGTTCCCACTCTACATCCATATAGTTCTCTCGGGTGATATTCACAGTAGCAAGATTCGTAACCGAGTCGTGCAGGTGTGGGCTATCTTTCCACTTGTCATAGAGATAGTCCAATATGCCGTCTTTGACGATATAGTTGTTATTGATGATGAGCCTTCCTCGCTTGCGGTGAAAAGCCTTCACCAAGTCGCCCGTTATTTTTTTGCCATACTTCTCTATCATATCGGGGCGTTTGGCACGGTCTAAGTCCTCTATATCATCCAAAATAGCCAAGTCGGGGCGATACATACCAAAACGTAACCCTCTGAAAGGTTGGTTAAGCCCCAAGGCTTTGAAGTGCTTGCCGTCTGTAGTCTGAAAATCACCATCCGACCAATCCCCATAAGAGAGTTGCAAGCCAAAGTCCTTGATAAACTTTTGATTGTTCTCCAAGTGTGCTTGTAAGTCGGACAGTAGTATTTTAGCCAAGCCCTCGTTAGCCCCTATAAGGATAGGAAAGAAGGTAAGGTTGTTCTGTTTGAGATGGCATATATTGCCCACATTGGACTGTATGGACTTACCTGCACCCCTAAATTTCTTTCTGAATTGGCGTATAAACGGGTCCTTGTACAAACGAATATAGTCGTCAATATGAAACTTAGGTGTCTTGGCATCGCCCAAGGGTAACCCACTGTCAAGCCCGAAATAGTAATCGAAAAACTCACCATAGTTTTCGGGTTTTAAAAGTCGCTTGATACGTGCTTCTTGCTCATCCGCTGTTTCCTTCTGTATAGCCTCATAGGTAAGCTCTCGTATCATTTTCGACTTTGCAAAATAGCGCTCTTTGGCTTCTTTGAGTTCTGTTTTAGTCATCTCCTTTCTGTAATAATTCGGTTATGTACATATCAAAGTAAGGGCGTATCTCTTTGATTGTGTTCATATAGGCTTCACGCTTTTTGCCCGTGCTTTGCCCTGCTTTCTCTAAGATAAAATTAGAGAAGCCGTCAAGGCTCTCCATCGTATATACTGCTATTTTATTATGGTCAGTAATACGGTCAAAGGCGGCAACAATTTTAGTAATATCGTCCGCCTTATAGGGCAAGGGTTCACCCCGCTCAATAGCCTGCGCACACTTGAGGGTGAGTTTGCGAATATTGGAAGGTCTGAGTGTTTGTAGTTCTTTCTCATCGTCCCATTTGCCCTCCTCTCTCCACTTGCCAAGTGTCTTAATACCTATGCCTATCATTTCCGATATATTGGCAATGCTAAAACCCTTAGTAAAAAGTTCTTTACCTTGCGACCTTTTATAATCTGCCTCTACAGCTGTCAATCGTGCCATATCTATTGTAGTAATTCATTTATCTTGTTATTAATCTCGTCAAACTTTGCCACGTTGTTAGGGGCAAAATTCCCAACTCCTGCAGGGGTTTGTATGATAGCTGTTTTAAGCTCATTTAAAAGCTCGTTTAAAAGGCTTTTAAAATCTACTTCCCCGCGTTGCAGATGTACCCCCGCTTTGTCTATGGTAAACTGAGTGTCTTCTATTCGTAGGCTCACGCTCTCAATCTCACTATAAGCTACCACATAATAGCGGTTTTCGTCTTCCCCTATCGAAGCAATCAACACACTACTCCCTACCTTTGGGAAGAGGTAAAAACGCTCGGTGTTATCATTAATCACCGAAGCTAAACGCACAGTATATTGTAGCTCATCGTCTTTCACCTCACACGTGCCTTGCGCTTTGTCTACTGATACTACTTCTACGGCTATGGTAGGGGTTTTGCGTTTCCCTAACTTACGAAGCCCCTCGGCTAATTCTCTATCTATACTCATAATCTTGCTCCTATAGTTATTTGTCGGCGAGCTCCATTGCGACCAAAGGTAGTTTCTACCTTCTTAATGAAGTAGCGTTCATCTATCTCTTTCAGTTCTTTATCAATAATATGTGCCTGCATACCACATGTAGCGAAAGGGACTAAGAAGCTCGTTATAGAGCCGTCAAAGCCGTCATACTTTAGTTTTTCTATTTCTGCCCGTGCCATAGCCCGTAATTTAGCCTCATCACTTACCACAGAGGTGTGAAAGGTTCTTAGCTCACCATCGGGATCACCCTCCTCTACAGTTTTCTTTTTATTGTTTTTGTCAATGTAGGTATATTGTACTTTTAGCCTACGTTCGTCCTTGGTACGATATTCCAAATCGTTCGCCACAATGTTATAATTGAGGTCATAGCGTGCTGTTTGCCCTATATTAGTAAGCTCCGAAAGCCCTGCATATAGCTTGCCCTCATCATTAATAAAGATACTTAGCCTAAATTCCTCTTTGAGCTTATCCAACACCTGTGTACCATTGGCATTGCGAATAAGCCATTGGTCTAACTGCATTTGTGGTATATTATCAGCCAAGGTAATAGGAGTATCTTTCACTACCTCCTGCAATACTTCTTTAAGAGTTGTTTTTTGCCACGATTTGTTGATGTTTTTTCGTCTGAGCAAATACATAGCGTCTTCACACTCTATGCTTACGGGAATGTTTGGCTTGACTTTCTTTACATAGCCTTCAAACTCTACTCCGCTATATACACCCTCATAAGCAAGGGTAACGCTCACCTTATCGCCTGCTTTGATAGCTTTTTCCGTGTAGAGCCTATCACCTCCTTTGGCTACTTTAAAGTGGGTAGGAAGTTCAATCGTACAGGTATCGGCTAACTCGTCTACTGATTTGGTGATCTTCACGCTATGTACTGCCTTAAAAGTATAGTCACCTATCTTTATAATTGCCTGTAATACGAACATTAGTATAAGTTGTTAAGTTGGGTTCGTTTTTCGTCTAATTCGGCATAGAAGTCCATATCCGACACGGCTTTGATGGTGTACTTCTGTATGCCCTCCTTGCCCTCCATAGCCTCAAAGCTAATGTCTTTCAGCACGATGTTACGAATATCAAAGAGGGTAAAGAGTTTGTTACCTATGACCTCCAGACTTTCGTTCTTTTCAAACAAGCGGTTAAGGCTTTGTACTTGTGCAGTAGGGTACAAGTCGGGGTTGTTTGGGTCTATGCAAAGCCCCTTAATGGTAATCTGCCAGTCTTCAGTAGCGATGTACTCTTTTACCTTACCCCTGCGGTGTTTGCCTACTGTTGCCGTCTCTACAATGGTTTTAGTGAGTGAAAAGCTCACTAAAGGTTCGTTAGGAAACAGCGTTTGCACGCCTGCTTTATCGGCAACTTTAAAGGTCATAAAGTATTGGCTACCATTGCTACGCGCTTCACTAATATTCGAGAGGCTTGGTAGTACATATTTTGTTTTGTTATTAGCCCACCACGAGGGAAAGGCTGGGCCTACATAATCCAAAAATGCTCGTGCAGTGAGTTCTTTGAGGTCAAATTCCATTATACTTCTTTGTTTTTTCGTTGCAAAGTTCGTGGGATTAAGGGAGGTGACGAAATTCTTATACAAGCCTTGTACAAAATAAGTACAATGGTTGTACAGAATTAGTACAAGGTTTGTACGCCGATTTTCCCCACCGTAAAACCTGCAATACCTTTGCACCCGAATTGAGAAATTAACCCAAAATAGGAAGCCAATGAAGCACCAATTTATTATCAATACCGAGAACGTTAATAGCTATGGCTACCGTATCCTTACAGATGGTATTGACTACGCCCAATATATGAGAAACCCCGTTGTACTCTTTATGCACGAGCGAGACGGATATAGCAACAAGGGTAGTGAAGTCATTGGGCGTTGTACAAAGCTCTACAAAGAAGGGACTACCCTTATAGCTGAAGTAGAGTTTGACGAGCAAGACGAGTTTGCTAAGAAGATAGCTGGCAAAGTAGAACGTGGCTATATACGTATGGCTTCTATGTTTGCCGAAATCAAAGAAGTATCTGCTGATCCACATCATCTTTTAGAAGGACAAGTATATGAAACAGTAACTGCTTGTAAGCTTGTGGAGATCTCCATTGTTGATATAGGGGGCAACGACAATGCCCTCAAGCTATGCAAAGACGGAAAGCCCTTTCAACTTAAAAAAATAGTAACACATAATACAAATAATATGGATATTAAAGTGATAGCCCTTGCCTTGGGTATGGGCGACAATGTGAAAGAAGAGGCAGTACTAAGTGCCTTACATAACCTCAAAACAGCTAAAGAAAAAGCAGATGCCGAAATAGTAGCTTTGAAAAAGACAATTAGCGAAACTCGCACTGCCGAAGCTACAACCTTGGTAGACAAAGCTGTGCAATTAGGACTTATCCCAGAAGTCCTCAAAGAAAGCCAGCTAAAGCAGTTTGAAGCCGATTTTGACGGACAAAAAGCTGTACTCTCTAAACTTGTAGCTGACAAAGAAGCTGAGAATACACAACGAGGAAAGACTAACGCCGTACGTGAGGTAGTGTTGGGGGCAGGAGCAAAACCAAGAGCTACTACCGATGAGAGTTTTGACTACTTGCAAAAATACAACCCTGCAAAGCTCCGCCAACTCAGAGATGAAGAGCCTGAAGAGTACGCCCGCTTAGCCAAAGAGTATGCTAAAGGTGTACGTTATACCCAAAAGTAATTTAATAACCCTTAAAAACAGATTAAAAAGTATGAGATTATCATTAAAAGCATTATTCATTAATGCATTATTGGCACTTATAGCCTCAATGTTTATTGCACCAATCGTAGGTGCTTCAGTACCCATAGTAGCAACAGCTATTGTAGCGACTTCTACTATAGTTCAATATGTTACTCCCTCTATTTTCAAAGGAGTAGCTATGGTGGGGCTACAGACAGAAGTATGGATAGCAGGTATTAAAGAAAACCCTATCCCTAATAATTCGTTTGTCTATCAGAGTGTAGACTTGTCACAATATGTAGAGAATAATAAACTACACTTAGCAGAGGCAGGTGTGGAACCAACGGTACACGAAGACTATTTCGCCTCCTCCAGTTCAGCATTGCCAGTAGCCACTATTGACGATATAGCTAACGAAGTGGTGCTTAAAACCTATTCTACTGAACAAACTCTACACCGTGAATTGCAGGAAATTGAGCTTTCTTATGACAAACGCTCCAGTGTGATACAACGCCACCGTGCTTCTCTTGCTAAGAATTTAGGCAAGCGTGCCGCTTGGGCATGGGCACCACAAAAGGACAATGAATGGAATAAGGTGCTTGCTCTTACCGGTAGCGACTCAATAATAGATGCCATTATTGACCTTAAGCAGTTTATGGAGGAAAAAGACATCGTTGAGGGTGTAAACATCTGCCTCACTCCTGAGCACTTTGCTCGTATCCGTAAGGAGGACAAGCGTCTGTACAAGGATATTATGAACGAAAAACAAATGTATGGAATAAACGTATTCCAATACAGTCAAAACCCACTTTATGATGGCACTACTAAGGAGAAAAAACCTTTTGGATCTGTCAAGGCAAGTAGCGATAAACGCGCTTCATTTATGTGGGTAACAAGTGAAGTGTTCCGTTGCTTCGGCGATGTAAAGATGTATGCCACCCTACGAGATGCAGGTCTACAAGCCGATGCCATCTCTTTTGCACAGCGTGCCTTAGTAGGGGTTATTCGTGCCAGAACACCTAAATATTTAGGAGCTATATTGTAGGAATATAGTAGGGTGAGAGGACGAGTTCAATAGTATCCACACCTCACCCTACTCCTATATTAACTTTAAAACAGAATACAATGACAACAGCAGAAAAAGCAAAGCAATATTTTGAAAATAACAAAGAAGCAAAAGAGCTTTTTGCTACCTCCGATGGTTTCCTCTTCTTACTAAAGAAAGATGCACAAAACCACGCACAAACCTTAGATGATAGCGCCGTGGAGAGCTATAATTCTTCCGACTTATTGGACGAATCAGATGATGAGCAAACGGGAGATGTAGATCCTACAAGTCCTGATATATTACAATTAGGTAAAAAGAAGTTGGAAAAAGCTATCACCTCCATAAAAGATGTAGATTTGTTAGAAACTCTTATTCTACAGGAAGAGAACGAACAAAACCGCTCAGAAGTACTATCCCTCCTTGCGGATAGAATAGAAACCCTTAAAAACCAAGCATAATGGCATTACCTAAAGTATTATTTAATATCGCCAAAGACGGATTAGGCAGGACAACGACTATACAAAAGACTACAGGACTTATAGCAACGGGAGTTACAGTGAGTGGCAAAGTAGAGCTGGGCAAGTCGTACCAAATCTTCTCGCTTAAAGAAGCTGTAGCTTTGGGTATATCAGAAACTCAAAACCCCTTTGCTTACAAGCATATCAAAGCTTTCTATAACCAAGCTCCAACGGGTACTCCTTTATGGGTAATGCTCGTATCAGATGCTACCACTATGACGGCAATGCTTGACAAAGATGGTGTCTTTGCTCCAACTCTCATAGCTGATGCCAGAGGAGCTATCCGTGTGCTTGGGGTAGTGAAAAAAGCAACAGGTAGTGAAACCATTACTGCGGGGTTAGATGCTGATGTACAAACAGCTGTGGTAAAAGGGCAAGCCCTTGCTGAGCACTTTGAAAAGAAATATATGCCCTTTAGGGTAGTGGTGTCGGGCAACCGTTGGAATGGCAAGGTAGCAGATCTTACCAACTTTTCTGAGAATGAACTTAACAAAGTGGCTTGTTTTATCGCCAATGACGACAAAGAGAAAGATGCAGCTATAGGACTTTTTTTAGGTAAAATCACAAAAATACCCGTACAGCGCAAAATTCACCGTGTAAAAGACGGCAATGTATTGCCTTTAGTCGCTTACTTCACTGACGGAACGACTATTGACAGCAAAGCCGACCAATGGGATGCACTCGACGATAAAGGATATATCTTTTTTCGCACTTTCGTAGGTCGCTCTGGTTATTATTTTTCGGGCGATAATACGCTAACTAAGACCACTGACGACTTTAAGAGCCTTAGCAACGGCTTAGTAATGGACAAGGCTATGCTCCTAAGCTATGGAGTGCTGGTAGAGGAACTCAGCGATGAGGTGTTACTATCTAAGGATGGCAGTATTCACCCTGCTATTATCAAGAGTTGGCAAACCAAACTTGAAAGTACTCTACAAAGCCAAATGGTATCGCAGGGCGAGCTTTCGGCAGTAAAAATTGATATAGACCCTACACAACGTGTGCTACAAACGGGTAAAGTAGTGATAGGCATCAAACTATTACCTGTGGGCTATGCTGACTTTATAGAGGTAAATATTGGCTTTACTACAACAATTACCTCCTAAGGTAATTAATCATTGATAATTAATCATTAATCATTAGAAAATGGCAACATTTGATAGCAAACAATATGCGTGGTGTGACATCTCTATCGCTTTTGGTGGGCGTATCCTTATAGGAGTTACAGAGGTGGAATATACCGAAAAGCGTGAGAAAGACTTGCTTTATGGTAGAGGTTGCAAACCTCACGGAGTGGTGGCGGGAAACCGTAGTTATGAGGGTAAAATGAGCCTTTGGCAGAGTGAGCTTGAGGCAATGACCCGCGATGCTCCCAGTAAAGATATACTAGGGCTTAGCTTTGACCTTGTCGTTTCTTATGTTCCTTTAGATGGTGGACAGATAGTAACCGACATTCTAAGGCATGTGGAGTTTACCGAGGTAAAAAAAGGAATGAAGCAGGGCGATAAGAATATGATTGTAGAGTTACCTATTATCTTCATCGATGTAGATCGTCAGTCATAATAGGTAGCACCCATAGGCAATTAAACAATTTTTAAAATCTATTTAAATGATAACTAAAGAACAAATCCAAGAATGGAAAAATCAATACAAAGACATCTTTGTAATTAGTGTAGAAGACAAAAAGGTATACTTGCGTACCCCCGACCGCAAAACCCTTAGCTATGCTTCAACCTTAGCAACCAAAGACCCACTAAGGTTTAATGAGGTCATACTTGAGAACTGTTGGTTGGGTGGTGATGAGGAAATAAAAACAAACGATGAGTTGTTTCTCGCCGTAAGTAGCAAACTACCCGACCTTATACAAATCAAAGAGGCTACTTTGGAAAAGCTCTAAGTGATGCGGAAATAGACGAGGGACGGGATTGGCTTCGTATCACCAACGCCTCACTGCGTTATTATATGCACATTGCCAATCCCGATGACCTCTCCGATACCCAGTGGGCTATGAGAGTAAAGGAGCTTGAATGGCTTAGGCAAAAGGAGAAGGAACAATACAAGTAGTATAGGTAGTTTGTTGTTGTCTTTGTCTTTCTCGTTCTTTTGCTTGCTCGGCTCCTTTGGAGAGCATAAGGGCAAGTATTGCTACAAGAAAAAAGAAAACTGCACTAGCAATAGCCGTGGTGGTGTATCTTCTTTTAGTAGAGGGATCTTTCTCAGTAAAAGCCCTATAGGTAGCATAGAAAGGCACACAAAAAAGGGCAGCCCCATAGAAAAATCCTGCACCAACTAGGATCAATAAGCCTATAGAGGCAAGGATGTTAAAGAAAAACAATAAGACTCTCATGGCAAATATTTTAGAATATACATTAACACTTAAAGATTTAGTCAGTGCAAAGTTACAAAAAATTGGCGTAACTAACGACACTATGCTGGATAAATTTGGCGAGCTACAGGCAACACAAGCAAAAGTGGCCAAAGGCTTTGCCCAGATTGGGACTTCAGTACATACTTTGCAACAGAAAATAGCCTTACTCAAAGCCGAAAGAGACTTATTGCCCGTAGAAAACTTGGCTGTTATTCGCAAGTACAATAGCGAGATAAACAAGTTAGAGCGTAGTATTACCAAATTGCAAACCCTCAATGGTAGTAAAATAAAGACGTGGTTTTCCGAAGCCCTAAACAGCCTACCTGGAATAGCTACTAACCCTCTTATATTGGCGGGAGCTGCAATAGGGGGAAGTATCAAAAAGGGGATGGAGGCAGACCTACAACAAGCCAATATCACTACTTTGCTTCGTGGCGATGTAGAAAAAGCTAAAGCCTTATATGCTCAACTCTCCGATTATGGAGTAAAAACACCCTATGATAAGGCTGGGCTTATTGAAGCACAGAAGACAATGATGTCCTTCGGACTTTCCTCTGAGTTTGCTTTTGGCAAGCTCAAGAACATAGGTGATATTGCTATGGGCGACGCACAGAAAATGCAAAGCCTATCACTTGCTTTTGCACAAGCTACCTCAGCAGGCAAGCTACAAGGACAGGACTTAATGCAGATGATTAATGCAGGCTTCAACCCTTTGCAGGTGATTAGCGAACGCACAGGTGAAAGCATGGCAATGCTCAAAGAGCGAATGAGTAAAGGAGGTATTTCAGCACAAGAGTTGGCACAAGCCTTTGAATGGGCAACCGATAAACAAGGGCTATTCTACCAAGGTGCAGAAAAGGCGGGACAAACCCTTAGCGGTAAGTTCAACAAGATGATGGATTCTATCACCGAGCTTGCTCTGAAAGTATATGAAGCTATTAGCCCTATGCTTGGCCCTTTGGTAGACTTTATGTCCGCCGTCTTTGAGAGTATAGGAGGTGGTATAGGTTGGCTTATTCAGAAGTTTCAAGAAGGGAATCCCGTTATATGGGGTATTGCAGGAGCTATAGGTATATTCACAACTGCATTGATACTACACAACACCTATACAGCTATTGCTACGGCTTGGCAAAATAGGCTCACCTGGGCAGTGATTAAGACGAACCTAGCCTTTTTAGCTAATCCTATCACATGGGTAATAGCTGGTATTATAGCTCTTATTGCTATGATTGCCTATTGCATTGTAGGGGTAAGTGGTTGGGGTAAGGCGTGGGAATATACCATACAAGGCATGAAATATAGTTGGGAGGCTTTTATCCTTACTTATCAGGCTCATTGGAATACAGCAGTCAATGCTTTTATGGCAGGTATAGATGCTTGTAAACTTGCTTGGTATAAGTTCAAAGAAGCCGTTGGCTTAGGTGATAGTACCGAGAACCAAGCGATGATTAGCAAGATACAAAACGACTTGCAGGAGCGTGCTAAATCGGTAACAGAGGGTTACAAGAAGGCAAATGAGGCAGAAGCTAAAGCCAAAGAAGCATTTGGCAAAGCTTGGGACTCCTTAGAGTTTAAGAGCTTTAAGGAAGTAAAAGACGGGCTAATGGGCAAGCTAGGTATGAAAACTGAAAGTAGTTCCATGCCAGGGATAAGCCCTATTACAGGAGACGCTACAGCTACCACAGGAGAAGGAACTAAAACCAAAGACAACATTGTATCAGGAGGCACCAGACAAACGCATATTAATATACAGATAGGCAATGTAGGCACCGATACTAAGGTATATGTATCGTCTGTACGTGAAGGAGTAGAGAACTTTGGAGAAATGGTGAAAGAGGAACTCCTAAGAGCGATTAACAGTATAAACCAGTTACAGACAAGCTAATGAAAGATATACTCATAGACGACAACAATGACCTACGCCTATTGGCAGGTGATTTTGAGGTGGGGTACTCTGATAACCAACAACAAAAGGCTATACTCACTGCTGAAAAGGGAGAATGGAAAGAACACCCAGAAGTAGGGGTAGGCATAGCCCAAATGCTCGCTGATGACCTCTATACTGAAGTACTCATTGAAATAAAGAAACAATTGGAGTATGATGGTATGCAGATTAATGATGTAGCCCTACAAGAGGGCGGCAAGTTACTAATTGATGGACAATACAATTAATCTATGGCACTAAACAAACAAGCTTTAAAACAAGGCATTATCCAACTACAACAGGATATGCTCACCAAAACCGAACCGAGCATAGAAGAGTACGCTGAACGCTTAGCAAGCCTTATTGTTACACTCGTCAAGAGTGGAGAGGTAACTGTGAAAGCAGGTATATCTGTAAGCACCGCAGGAACAGCAGCCGCTCAGACAGGTTCCACTACCAGTGTGGGAACGGGAACCATAAGCTAAAAAAATAAACTAATAACGATGATAACACTCAATTACATTTTACAAGGATTTGGATTTAGGGATAGTAAAGACTTCCTACATTCTTCCTTTGGTCACACCTTTTCAGCTCTTTTTATCAAGATGGACGTAATACTCTCCTTTCTGTTTGCCACTGTGCATTT